AGGATCGGCAACGATATCAGCAGCAGTTGCTAACATGAAATCTTCACCAACAACCTTACATCCAGATTCATTCATCTTTAATGAACCAACACCACGAGAAGAAACGCCAAGCATGACACCTTCATCAAGAAGAGATGATGCAATCTTACCCATAGGGGTATTCAGGATTTGTGCTTTACCTGTAAAATTATTACCTTCTTGTACTAGTGAAGTAATTTTGTGGGAAACACGATCAAGATTTACAGTAGGACCATCAGGGTGTCCTAGTTCTCCAAGAGCACGTCCCTTGCTCACAAAAGTTTCATTATAACGATTTACTTCTTTAGCAAGAGTCTCTACAGGGTACATGCGACCATTGCGGTTCTTGATACCACCTTGTAGAAATACACCTTCGATGTATAGTTTCTTATTAGAACCCTTACCTTCAGTAAGAATTTTTACGTTTGTTACTTCTTCTGTGATGAGTTTCATTACTGCTATTAACCTGTTACTTGAGAGTTGTTTTTATCATAACGTTGATATGCTGCAGGATTTCTTACATTATTATCTTTATCACGAGCCTGAAATGTTCCTGGAGTTCTTGTTCCAGTTCCAGCAGCACTATTATATGTTCGTGCTACATAATCCGCATTAAAATTCTTATAAGTCACGGTAGACCAACCTTCATTTCCTGAAAATTGATTTACAGTAGTACTCCCAGGTTGTGGGGATACTGCACTATTATTTTTATCGTGACGAATATACGACATTAACTAACTTCCTCCTCTTCTTCTTGATCCTCTACTTCATCTTCAGATTCATCTTCAGATTCAGATTCAAGATTAGATTCAGGTTCTTCAGTATCATCCTCTACTTCATCATCAAATGATAGAAGTGAATTTGCTACTGCAGGACGAAGAGCATCAATCTTTTCCACTGACTTTGCAAATAAAGATGCTTTAATAGCATCCGATACTTCAGAAGATGATGCATCGGTCGCAAGCATGTCAATAATATTGGGTTCCATGTTATTTTGATATAATTATATTGGTATTTATATTTTTTTACTGTTCGGGTGCTTCAGTGGCAGAACCATCAGGTTGTGGATCAGTTGGCACATTGCCTAATGATACTGCTTGTCCTGCTGCATCAATAGGAGGTGGAGTCGGTAAAGGATTACCAAATTCATCTACAGGTGCATTTGGATCTGGAAGAATTCCTTTTGCAATTTCATCTTCAATCTGCATATCAATTTCAATAATTTCAGCATCAGTTTGTCTAAGAACTTTCTTACGCACATATTCTGTAGAATAATATTTACCAATATAAGGTTCAATAGTTGTGGTAAGAGTTAAACGATTTGTCATCATTTCAGACTCTTTAAGTTCTGCAAACTGATTATCATATAAGAAATCATATTGAATATGATCCTCCATCTCTTTCCAATCTTCTGGAGTGATGATATTCTTCAGAAGAAGTTGAGTACGTAGCATGTCACTAAACATGCTTGCAAAACGCTTTCTAAGTCTACCAACAAACTTGGCAAACTTAAGTTCATCTCTTAAAATTTCAGATGAACGACCTAAGTTAAACCCAGTGTCTCCAGCAATTCTAGACTCTGGTACATTTAGTGCTCTATATAATTTCTTCTGGAAGTATGCAATATCAGTAATTTCTCCAAGATTCTGACCACCAGGAAGAGTTGTAATTTCAGTTCCTCTACCACCTTCACGGCGAGGTAACCAGAAATCTTCCATCATAGACATGAACTTACGATCATCACGAACTTCACCAGTATTCGCATCGTATGCAAGTTTATTGCGATAGCGACTCATTACCTCTTTGAGGTATTGTTCTGCTTTTACTTTAGGAAGATTTCCAACATCAATATAGAAAATACGACGCTCTGGGGCTCTAGATAGACGATAGATAACTAGTGAATCCTCAATCATTCTTAGTTGATTGAGTGCTTTAATTGCTTTATGTAAGTAAGATAGGATAGTTCCCTTATTTCTATCTACGAGACCAGAAGTGCAATATGTAATAGAATCTTTCATGATCTTCACACCTTTTTTAGTGTGACCACCATAAATATTCGTCTTTTGTGGGGGAGTATAGATAAAATATTCTTCAGTCTCTGGAAACTTGATATCGTTCTGAGAAGTTGGAATAGCAGCAGGTGCTGGACCATTCTTATTATCTCTTTTTTCTTGTTTTACATGCTTCATTCGCATGGGATCAATATATCTGATCTCTTGAATTCCATCCTGAGGTCTTCTCTCATCAATGACCTTTAGATAGAATAACTTACCATCAACATACCAATTTCTAAAAATTTCATGGCACTTTCTATCAAAGTCCATGATTTCTTTAATATTTCTAAATTCTTGACGAATAATATCTTTTAATCTATCCGTCGCATTTAAGTTTGATAGTTCGATCTCGATAGGAGAATCGTATAGGTCACTAACGATTGCTTCATTTACAACATCTTCAATAGCACTATCACACTCTGGGTGTAGTGCCATCTCTCTATATCTTTTTAATAAATCATACTCTGTTCTGTAGACCCCTTCAATATCTACAAATTGACCATAAAAACCACTGCTAATATAATTGTCAACCCCGTCCTCGTTTGAAGGAGGAACGGGGGAAACAATTGATGGGGATTTCTTTACATTATCTTCAATAGAAAATCCAAAAAGTTTGGCCATAGTATATGATTGAAAACTGCGTATATTAACTATTTATCAGTTAATATCTATGCCACCTGCTTCAGGTGAATCGCCCTTCATGGCTTCCCAGTAAAGGACTTGCAGTTCCACAGTGAACTCTTGGATCGCATTACCCTGATCATAAGATAGGGCAATTGCTGCGGTGGAAGTTGGGAAAACATCATAGAAATGATATGCTCTTAGAGTTTCACCGTTACGATCTAACTGATACACATATGCATCAGAAGTGTAATTATTAGGATCAATTTCACCTGTTCCGTCAGAAACACGGTTGATCTTGTTAATCCAGTTTTCAAATGCAGAGCGAATTGCAAAGTCGGTATCGTTGATAACGGTAATAGTCCAACTTTCAAATGATCTGTCACCTGCAACTTTTAGAGTTCTTCCTCTGAAAGGAACATCAATAAAAGCAACGTTTGATGCGGGAAGATTCGCCGCCTTGACGAGGAATCTTGACTTATTCAGGACATCGTTTTCAACTTGTGCAATTTCTGGGAAAGAGAGAACACATTCAAAAAGATTACTCCTGGCACCACCACCAGTTAACTGACTCTTAAAGTCAGTTATTTTTCTGAGTGGTGGTGGATTGAACTGATTTCTTGTTGCCATGGTTTTTTAACCTCTTTTAAAATTTAATAACCTCTACTGTGTACTGAATTAAACGTTGCCAATTACCTCTTCAAAGGATACGCCAGTTCTAGTGGCAATGAAGGTCAGACCAATGAAGTTGATAGACTTCGCAGGTTTGATGTAGATGTCTGCAACAAACTCATTATTATCAATGACTGCAGGAGTGTTATTTGTCTGATCACAAATAACCACGAAGTCAAATAGACCTCTCTTAGACTGAACATCTCTTAGGAAAGGTTCAACAATGTTCACGAAATTAGTTCTTGTGATTTCATCGTTGAATTCAAAGAGTTGATCTCTTGCTGCTGCAGAGATTGCATTTTCAAGATAGATGAACAAGCGACGAACATTGATTCTATCGAATGCAGAAGCTTTACCGTAGGAAGTCTTATCACCAAATAGAATTGTTCCTTGTCCGCGAGAAGTAATTACGGGGTTGATTCTTTGTCCGTATAACTTATCTCTTTGTGCTTTACCAGGGTTGTACGCTAGTTTGACAGCATTTAGGATTGCACCTCTGTCGCTTCCTGCAGGTGAGAACCAAGGGAAGGAGTTTGCATCAACTCTTGCACATGTACCAGCAATGTCTCCATTTAGAGGAACATATCGGAAGGTATCATTGAATCTATCATACATGTACTTGTATCCACTATCTAATACACCATATGTGGATGATGTGACTGATGAGTAGAAACTCAGAACATTGTTTGTGATAGTGTCAATATCGTTGATAGTTGCTGAAGTTTGTGAAGATGTATCAGTGATTGCAGCAGCTCTATAAGGCGAGATGAATGCAATTGCATCCTGTCTTGCTTCTGCAACAGCAATTAATTTATTTGCTAGTGCTTGCGCTTCTACCTTACTATGTGCTGCAGATCCCATAAGTAGGAAATCTACATCAGTATCTTCTTCATTTACAAATACATTGTAACCAGCAATTATGCCGCCAAGAGTATTGCCAAGAGCACCTGATGCTGTTAGATCTGCAGTACCATCATAATTTACACCCTTAGTCATTACACTGTTAGAGTTGCCAATTGCGGCGAAGGAAATGCCTTGTGCATTTTGATCCCAACCAAAGTCGGTTACTCTTTCAAATGTTCCTGCCTGATATGCGATAGAACTGACGCCTACAGGAGCAGATCCACCAAAAATGTACTCAGAAGATTCTGCTAAGAACTTTCTCCAGTATGAAGGTGAACCAGAAGAGAATGTTGCATCTTTTGCCTTTGAAAGACCTAGGTGCTTCTCAAGAATAGTTCCTGTATTTCCAGTAATTGCACCATCATCGTCATAAACAATAACGTGCATCTCATCAAATCTTGCTCCTCTTTCTTCACCGAATTCGGTTGTCTGAGGTCTTTCTGCAAGAGTATTCCAATTAACTATGGTTCCAGAACCTAAAGTGATTTGCTGACTATCGAACCAATCAGTTTCTGTAGTGTATGTGGTAGAACCAACACCACCAAGTGATTGAGAATTTTCTGCAGTAAATCCAAGAGTACCAGTATCTGAAAATCTGTAAACACCTAGGTGCTCATAGTCTACGTTAGTTTCAGTTCCACTAGCAGAGACATGACTTAGAACTTTAACAGAAACTTTTGTTTGATCCGTAACTTCGGTAATTACTCCCTTTAGATATCCATCTAAAGTACTGGTTGTTCCGTCTGATAGGGGAACAGTTGAACTGATTGCTTGGGTAACACCCATACCGACAACCATTAGTTCACTTAAAGCAGTTGTTGTAATACCACTCAATACTTGGTCTGCTCTACTATCAATCATTGCAACTCTTAGACCATTACCCCAAGATCCAGGGTTCTTAGCCGCAAAAGTTACGTCAGTAATTGTGTTCTCGGCATATCCGAGTTCATTGTAATGCTGAAGACTTCTAATTTTAACTGATGATGCGGCACCAATCATGCCGTTCTTCAGATCGTCGTCATCAGTTCTGACAATTTGAAGTGATCCGCCATATGCTAGATAAGATGAAGCAACCATCCAGTGCTCATAGTGCTTATCTGCATCGTATGGCTTTCCAAACGTGTTTAAAAGATCGTTTTCACTCTCGATGAGAGTAGGTTCTCCGACAGGTCCTTGTGCAAAAGGTGCTGCAAGAGCACCGACTGAGGGAGAAACGGGATCGATTCTTCCTACAGTTAAGTCAACTTCTCTAATTAAAACCCCAGGAGATGCTAGGTTAAGTGGCATCTTTGTGTTCTCCTACAAGTCCAAAATTTAACTAAAAATATTTAGGAAAAGGGGTACTTTCAGAGGGGAAACAATGCATGAACACTACCAATCGGGGTATTCCCAGTCTTTATGTGTTGGTTTACTCTTCCTATTCTTTGAGACTCTTTTCTTTGTACACTCTTTACACTCATAAGAATATGAAGATGGAAATACACCTCTAGATTTTCTTGTTCTGTAAAAATCATCTAATAAGTTTTTTGTAATACCGCAAGATCTACACTTCCTCTCAGAAAATAAAATATGTTCTAATTCAAACTCTCCATCTAAATCCATTACATGTAATCCCACATATAACTTCTATCACCATACTCATCAGTGTGCCAAGTGTCTCCATCTTTATCTGTAAAAATAGTATCATCTAATCCATCAGATATAAATCCAAATGGTGCCATATCTTGTTCAATTTGATTTCTTTGCTCTTCATATAATCTCTTACGAACATCATTGTCCGTCATTTCTTTAAAATAATCTTGAGCAACTACCCAAGAAAAAATAACAAGACACATTGCAAGGTCATCATTACAACCCTCTTCTGCTTCAAATGTATTACCCTTCTGCGCAAATGTTGTAAGTTCTGATATAATTTCATAGTCAGATACCAAAATCTTATCATCCTCTAAAAGTGTTTTTAAGTTTGAGCAACCTAACTTCTTGACACCCGACGTAGTCCTAACACCAAGTTGTGATCTCTTACCACTAAATCCCTGACCAATAACCTGACCGTTTCTACCTCTCATGGAGGCCATCAGAATATTAGGATATTCCAAATCAAAATGTAGGATACTTGCTACCTGATCACCAATATCATTAATCTCTACCATCAACCAAGCATTATTATATCCTTTTGCCACTTCCTCAATAATATTAGGAAATAGCATTGGTTTTATTTCATTATTTCTATACTTTGCAACTACTTTATATGGAAACTCTGTAATATCAAAAACAATAAATGCAGAAAAATCGTTACCCATACCACGAGCAACGTCTACGGTAATCAAATAATTATGATCTTCTACTGGATTTTCATGAATATCAAGACCCGCATTTTTTCTAAGTGGTTCTTTATATACTAAATTCCTTAACTTTGCTGGATTGATAAGAGTATTAACAGATCCTAAGAACTCACATTCAAACTCAACTTTAAACTGCTCTTCAGAAGTGTTTGCAATTGTTTGCTCTTTCCATGCAAGATCTCTTCCTGGAACTTCAGACCAGTGAACATCGGTTGGAACATATTCATTTTTACCTTTCTCCGAATCGTGCCACATTCGGTAAAAGTGATTCATACCCCTTGGGGTAGAAACAATGATTACCTTTGTGCTCTGTCCAGAAGAAATAGTAGGATAAACAGAGGCAAAGA